TGCACGCCCTGGACGCCCTGGACGCCCTGCGGCCCCTGCGCGCCGGTCGCGCCCTGCTGTCCCTGCTGTCCCTGGACGCCCTGCGGCCCGCGGATGTTCCTCGACGCCGGAACGACGCCGCTCGGCGTCTGGATGCTCCAGCTGATGACGCCGTCGTCGTCGATGGCCGGGACGAGGACATAGCCCTGCGCCCCGCGCTCGCCCTGGATGCCCTGGACGCCCTGCGGTCCCTGTGGTCCGGTCGGACCTGCGACGCCGTGGACGACCGTCACGCCGTTGGCCGCGTCGTCCTCCACGGAGCCCTCCGCGAATTTGAGCCGGCTGCGCTGCGCCAGGAGGTTGCCTTCCGCGTCCACGATGATGTGCCCGCTGGAGCCCGTCGCCTGCCAGGTCGTGCCGTCCGTGCTGGTCTCCAGAACGCGGTCGCCGTTCAGTCGGATGTACTTCATCCCCGCCCCCGTCCCCGGGAGCAGGACCTCCCTGCCGACGCCGGCGGCAATGAGCGCGTCGATCAGGCCGTTCAGGTCGTCCTTGACCGCCTCCCTGATCAGACGGTCGAAGACCGCCTTGTTCTCCTGCGCCGTGCCCGTGAGCTTGTCCGGCGCTGAGACCACGCCCTTCGTCGAGATCTGGCTGTCTGTGATCTTGTAATCAGTCAGTGCCATGTGTGTCCTCCTTCGCCTTTTCCTTCGCTCCCTGCGGGCAGTTCGTGTTCCGGCAGATCCATACCACCGCCCCGTCCTTCCGCTCCGCAAGGCGCATCTCTATTCCGCATGTCGGGCATTTCATAGGAACGCCCCCTCCGGAAGGACCTGCGGCGCCTGTATCGGTGCCGAGAGCGCCGCGCCGCCCGGTGCGATCCCGCCGCCTTCCATCCCCGGCATCGCCGCTCCGCCCTGTGGCATCTCCGGTATCGCCTGCGGCTGGAACTTCTGCCGCCAGGTTTCGATGATCTTGTCCTTGCCCGGAATATCAAGAATGTCCAGCTGTGCGGCGTAGAGCTGCCAGTTGTCCGCCGTGATGTTTGCCTGGGTCAGGGTGCTGAGGGCCTGCAGCGTCGCCATCTTGCCCTTGGCGGCCCCGTCCCCGGCCGTGACCGTGACGTCCACCACCGGGAAATACTCCCACGCGTCCCGGACGGTCTGCATCGTGATCGCGTCGAGGACCGCCGGCTGCGTCATGGCGAAGTTGCCCGCGTTATAGAGGACGCTCTCCGCCGTCTCCCGGCCCTTCTCCTTGTCCGCGCCGAGATAGAGAAGCCGGTCGTCGTCGAAGTATTCCAGCGCCAGCCAGTCCAGCAGCTGATAGAGCCGCTCGAAGCCGGCCCTGCGGTCGGCCTTCTTGATGTCCGCCTGCGCGTCGCTGTCCTCCCGCAGCATGGCGAGGCCGGTGGCCGTCGTCTGCCGCGCCGTCTCCTTGCCCTGGGCGCTGTCCCAGTTCCGGTTCGCCGCCTCGATCCGCTCCTTAAGGTAGTTCAGGAGGACCGTCGCGTTCCCCGCCGTCTGCAGCCCGCCGAGACGGGCTACGCCGTTCAGCCGGTTGGCCTTCATGAGCCAGACCTCGCCCGGCGCGTTCGTCGGCTCGCAGCCGTCCGCCATCGCGCCCTCCTCACAGAGGATGATGTCGTTGGCCATGAAGGCGTCGTTCATCAGCGCCGAGCTCAGCTTCCGGTCCTCCGCATCCACGAGGTCGAGGATCGGGTATAGCTCGCTCTTGTTCCACATGCTGTTCTCGTCCCGGATCCGCCAGTAGTGGACGAAGGGGAAGAGTTTGCACTGCCGCCACGTCCGCTTCCAGTATTGCGGGATCAGCTTCAGTTCTACGTCTCCGCACTGGATGGAGCATCCCACCTCGCCGGCATGGACCTGCACCTTCTTCCCGTCGCTGTCCTCCGCCTCGCCGTCCGTTGGCCAGCGGAACCAGAACTCCATGATCTGCACGGTGTCCGTCGTGTCGTCGACCGCCGTGGAAAGGTCGAAGACGGAAGTGATCGGGACATAGGAGGCGTTGTCCACCTCGTCCGCGGTCTTCCCCAGCTTCTGCAGCCGCTTGCCGTAGGTCTGCCAGAATTTGACCTTGTGCAGCGTGTAGACGTAGGCCAGATACTGCCCGTCCTGGATGTTCCCGCTCCGGACGCTGGGATCCGGGAAGATCTCCTCCGGGCTGACGTCCGCGATCCGGATGTCGCCCTCGTGGACGCCGCAGCGCATCCCGATGTCCCAGTAGGCCTTCCAGAAGGCGTCGCCCAGCTTCAGCAGCCGCCGCTCGTTGGCCGTGTTCATGTGGTCGAGCTGGTTGTTCTCGATGATGTATTTCACCGCCAGCTCCCGCTGTTTTGCCTTCTCGCTGTCCCGGTCGTCGTCCCGGCCCCGGAATTCCGGCTCCGGCACCACCGGGTCGATCTGGCTCTCCACCATGATCCACGGATCCGGGCAGACCGCCGGCGTCCACGGCAGCCCCCGCTCCTCCGCGAATTCCTTGACCTCTGCCGTAACATTGTGGATGAAGTTGTAGTAGTCGTTATACTTCTCCCACTCGCTTTCCTGCACCGTCCGCGCGGCCTTGGCCTTATCGAAGAGCGCCGGGATGTTCTCCAGCCGCTCCTCCGGCGTTGAAAAGTCGTACCCGGAGATCAGCGTTTTCTCGTTTCGTTTTTTCATTTATTCACCCCTTCCTCTCCCTTGGCTCCCCCTCCGGGGGAGTTGCCGGCGCAGCCGGCTGAGAGGGCGTTACCTCTTGGCAAAATTGCCCCGGACAAAGTGCTTTGTGATCGCGAAGACGCCGAAGCCCTCGCCCGGCACGCTGTTCCGGATCAGGATCTGCAGCCGCTTGTACTTCTTCACCTTCGTGTTGAAGAACACCTCCCGCGGCGCGTCGTTGCTGTCGAAGGAAAAGCGCGCGAAGTCGATGTCTTCCCAGTCGAAGATGTCGATGGCGTCGGCGTGGACCTCCTTGTCCACCGCGTCCCGGTCGGTCCGCAGGCAGATCCGCGCGCTGGAGCGCTGATACGGCTTCAGCGTGACGGCGCAGCCCCGCTTGATCATCGTCTTCAGGATCGTCGCGTCGCCGTCGTCGTCGGCCAGCGTGGCCCAGACGGCGTCGATCCCGTCCTCGTCGTCCGCGAATCGCGCGATGCCCTCCACGTCGGTGTTGAAGCGGCAGATCCGCCCGTCCTCCGTCCCGAAGTAGAGCGTCTCCTCCGCACCGCCCTTGACGTTGAGCCAGCAGAGCGCCGGCACGTGCTCCCAGTAATAGCCCTCGTAGACGTAATCGCCCATGCTCTCGGACCGGTAGGTCTTGTTCTGCCTCCCGTCCAGGACGTAGACGTGCCCGTTCGGGAACGCGATCAGATACATGCCCTTGTAGCTGACGGCCTCCGCCGCCGTGAGGTCCTCACCCGTGAGCCGCGCGTTGATGTAGTAGCTGCGGTTCTGTCCGGCCCTGTCGCCGGTCAGATAGTTTGTCGTGACGCCATAGATCCCGGTCCCCGCGAGGAACAGCGGCTCGTCCAGCAGCGTCGTGAAGGAGCCCGGCGCCACCGCGCCGACGCCGGCGATGGCCTGCATCAGCGAAAAGACGGCCTTGCCCTCGCTGTTGACGCTGGCGCTGCGGAAGAAGATCGAGCTGTCCTGCCCGTTGTCCTCCTTCACGATGCCGAGATAGCCGCCGATCCTGCAGTAGCCCATGATCGGGACGCCCTCGATCCCGACGTCGCTGTAGCCAAGGTCGGGGAAATAGGTCGGATCGTTCAGCGCGCTGATGAAGTCCCGGTTCGGGCAGTCCGGGTTCCCGGAGAGCACGACGCGGTCATTGGTCCCCGCGCCGTAGGTCGTGATGATCGTGCATTTGTTGACAGTTTCGGCGTAGCCGCTGACCGTCGCCGGGAACATCACGACGAGCCCGTCCGCCTGTCCGGCGCTTGGCGCCGCCGGCGCCGTCGCGAAGGTCACCGTCCCGGCCGTCCGGTCCACCGTGAATCCCGTCGTGACCTCCGTGCCCCACACCCAGCAGCGCACCGCGCCGCTGCCGTCGATGGGCGCGGCGTCCAGCTGGAAGACCTTCGTCGTCCCGTCCGTCTGGAAGGCGTTCTTCCGGTACGGCGTCAGCATATTGATGTCTTCATACGGCACCCCGCCGCCCGTCGGCTGCCGCGTGATGACCGTGGTCGGGACGTATGCGTCCGCGCCGAGCGTGCTCACCCTCACGATGTTCGTGCCGCGGCATCGCAGAAACTCCTGCCCCGTGACGATCCAGAGGTCACCTCTGAGACTAACAGCCCGGCTCTTCGCGTTTTTCAGCCCCGTGATGCGCGAAACGGGCGCCGTGTCCGTCTCGTCCCAGGAATAGAGCTTGGTCCCCGCGTGGACGTAACGGTAGCGCGTGCCCTGATATACCATCGTGAACAGGCCGTTGATCTGCTGCGCCTCGCCGTTCTCCTCGATCGTGTG